GCAGGGATACAATATTCACAAATGATTGATTAAGTCCAATCCACTCAGGTTCTGTAAACCAATCTCTATCAGGTGTATAGAGAGCATGTCCTACCTCATGACTTACAAGCATGTCATATACATTATTACTTGCTCTGTCCCACTGTGGAAGAGTTAAGACACGAGTATGAACATTAAATGCTGCTGTTTCTACTTTCTTATTCTCTACAATTAAATCTTCTGTGGCAAGGAGTTTAGCAAGTTGTGATTTGATTTCGTGCTTTACTGTCATTTGCTTTTGTGTTCGATATACCTATAATACTAGAAAACCGCCTCTTTGGGGCGGTATGTAGACGGTTTATCAACTGTCTACGTCTTTCTCTTGCAGCACGTAGAGCTTGTGGTTTAAGTTTTCGTTTCGCATCCTTCTTGGAATGATGCTGCCAGTTTGGTGTTGTCATTACTCGTGAGCATCTTTTGCTACTATACGTGAAAATCCTTTAACTTTATCAAACCTTGTGACACTATCAAATTTGTCATACAAGTCTGTTTTATGAGATATAACAAAGATGTTAGCATCCTTGATAACAAACCTAATAATCTTAAGAAACTCATCCGTTCCAAAACCATCAAGAGAACTATCAAACACTTCATCCATAATAAGAAGATTAGTATTCACAGAGTTCTTAACTCTGGCAACTTCTCTCCATGTAAAGAGTAATGCCAAATCAATTCTCATCTTCTCACCTTCACTAAATGAAGCATATGAGAAATCTTCGTGAATCGGTGATTCTACAGTTTCATTAAACTCTTCATCAAGTCTAAAATTAATATAGAAATCCATCTTCTGCAGATAACGGTTTACCTGCTGATTAATGAATGGAAGATACTTTTTAATAATCTTCGTCTTTACACCATCATCCTTAAGTAAGGCATAGGCATAATCATGATGAATTATTTCTTCTTTTTTAAGAGCTAAATCTTCTGTTGTTTTTTCTAAGGTTTCTTCAAACTCAGCTAACTTCTCATGCTCAATATTTCTGTTCTTAAGTTGTTCGGTAATAGTTTGAACTTCTGATTCCAGTTCTCGGATCTGTCTCTGATTGATAGAGATTCGAGTATTGTTTTGAGAAATGTCATGGTTGAGTTTAGTAATCTCCTTTGTTAGTTTGATAAAATGACGTTCTCGTTCTTGTTCTGTTTTGATGCTTTCTTCGAGTTCCTTAAAACCCTTCTGTAGCTCCCTTGCTTTAGTTTGAACGTCATCAATTTTATTTAACCTAAATGATTCTTCTATGGATTGAGTACAAGTTGGACAAACTGTATTTTGTGTGAAGAACTTATGTTCTTTAGTAATAGACGCTACCTTTTGAGATATCTTACCCTTAAGATTATTAAGTTTCACTAACTTTTTATCTGCACCAATAACTTCTTCCTGTTCTTTTGTAGCATCTTCTATGTCTGCTTCTATCATTCCATTCTTTTCAATATGAGTATCATTCTCTATCGTTAATGTTTTAATCTTATCATCATTAACTTTTATATTACTTTTTCCCTGCTCCTCCAATTCCTTAATGAAATTCTTCTGCATTGACATCTTATCATTAACATTCTCTTTCTTTAAATCAAGAGACTTAACTTGATTTCTCCTTTCTCTTAATTCTTCTCTAAGAAGATTATTCATTGCAGAAAAAATTCTAATATCAAGAAGATCTTCAATAACCTCTCTACGATTAGTACCTGTCAATTGCATGAAAGGAACAAAAGTACTGCTACCCAAGATTACAATTTGAGTAAATGATTTATAATTTAATTTTAATATACTTTCTTCAAGCAGTCGTTGCATTGCTCTATCATCTGCTTCCTTATTCAGTTCTACACCATTTTGAATAATATCAAATATATTTGGTTTTATACCTCTACGAATAATATAATCTCTATTATTAATAACTAAACTTATTTCAACCATAGCTTCTCTTTCATTAGTCGTATTGACTAATTGAGACTTATTAATTTTTCTAAATGGTTTATTAAAAAGAACAAATGTAAGAGCATCCAATACAGTCGATTTTCCAGCACCATTAGTACCAACTATTAAATTGGTTGAGTGTTCTTGAAAATTGACTTCTGTATATTGGTTTCCCGTACTCAAGAAGTTCTTCCACTTAATCTTTTGGAAGGTTATCATTCGATCTAGGTGGTATCACAATGTCGTTAGGAGTTATTATAGCATACTTATAATTATACATCCTACACGTCCGAATTGCAACCTTTCCATCCACTTCTATAACTGACATCTCTGCCTCATCCTGTTCATGCAATAACATTGCATACCTTTCTGCATCATCTTCATGTTCAAATAAAAACAACACCTTATCTCCGCTAGAGTCTTCAACTGCGAATGCACCCTCGTCTTTATGTTCTTTGAGTGATAGAAGAAACATTATTCTACTTCACATGCCTGTGAATAAATTTTCCTAAGTATTCCTTTAATAATTGATTTGTCACAATCAATTTCAGATTCATCAATATAACGATTTAAAATCGAAATAGTGTTCTCTGTTTCTTCAACTTCAAAGTCATCATTACCTTGAATATTAAAATTTTCAACTATTTTTAATTCTTGAACACCAATAGCACTTAATTTATCTATAAACTTTTCAAACTGTTTCTGATCCGTTTTCTTCTTTACAATAACTTTTACAATTTTATCCTTATATTCTGTAGCATTGAATAACTTATGATTGGTATCATCATAATAAACATTATAAAAAAGTCTATATGGATTATTAACTGGTGTATGTTCTAAGGTTTCAGTATCAAAGATATGAAATCCCCTATCATCCTTCACATCATTCCAGAACATTTCATATGGATTACCAAGATAATAAATCTTACCATCCGTAGAACGTGTGTGATAATGCCCAGAATATACCTTTTCAAACTTATCAAAGTATTTGATGTCCATACCATCTTCCATCATATGTCCACGGGTTGCTTGGAATCCATTAAGTTCCAAATGTCCCATAGCAATCTTTGCTTTAGATTTTTGAATAGCATCAATACTTATCTTTTCATTCTCTTGATTAATCCAAGGTACAAGTAATATTTTTAATCTACCAAGTTTTATTTCCTGAGTCTCTGGATATATTATTACATTATCATATTCTTTCAATAACAAACTAACTGAGCTGACATCATTAGTATTCTTATAGTAAATATCATGATTACCAATCACTGTATGAATAGTAATTCCCATTTCTCTAAGAGGATCAAAGTAATTAACCTTTGCCCACTCTAATGATGAAATATCAATATTTCTACGATTATCAAAAGTATCACCCATATTTACAATGGTGGTGATTTTATTTTCTTTTAGATATGGAAAGAAAACGTTATCGTAAAACTTTTTGAAATAATCATGAAAGAATTTGGAACTTTTACGAGCACCAAAATGTTGATCAGTTATTATTGCTACTTTCATTACTTACGTATTGGTACTTGTATTGTCCATGCAGGTGATACTAAATCAACAATCTCAAATTGCTTCCTATTCTTTTCCATCTCAGTTAACTGTGCTTCACGTCCAGGTTTAGGTTCTATATCACCATACTTTGTTTCATCAAAATATAAAAATCTTTTAATAGCATCATCAGTAAGTTGACATAATACATTCCAAGTAAGAGATGATCTCATTTGAAGTGCTATTTCATCAATATCATTTTCATCAAGAAACTCACCTTTGTTTATTTGTTCAGCAAAATCTCCATGCTGAGTTAAGAGTTTAGCTCTTTTCTCTACCAACTTATTAAAGTTAATAGTAACCTTTATGTCGTCGTCAATTGCCATTGTCATCTATTGGAGGATTTGTATTGAATGTTATCTTTAATTGTATTATAATCAGAACTACTACCAGATAAAGCGGTATCATCTACCATCATAACTTCATCAAATCCAGTTCTTTCTATAATCTTTGTTTTAATTTCTAACTGTTTTTTCTCTTTCTGTATTCTACGTAAGAAAGCATAGTGAATAATCTGAGTGAAATATGCAAAGGGGTTCTTTGACTTTTCTGGATCAAAATTATGAATATATTGTACACAATTTTCTATACCATCAGAAATCATATCTTCCCTAAACATGTAGTTTACAAAATTTGGTTTGTACGATAAATGAGTTGCAATCTTTAAAAAACACTCTCCAAGGTAGTTTGTAATCCTTGGTTTAGGCAAATCATTTTCTTTAGCATGAGCAACCTTTGCTCTGTAAACAATTAATGCTTCTAAGAGTTGTTTATTATTTACATAGTGTTCCGATTTTTTTCTAACCATAACATTGTTTTTTAATTATTTAATGTTGAATCTATTATAGCATACTTTTGGGGCTTGACAAGGTATCCAAATATCAGTAGAATAACTCTGTTAGGAGTGAAGAGGAGATATTAGCTTTCTTTTTTATCTTCAGTAGTCTTATAGATATCTTCAAGATACTTACGGGCTTCATTTACAGTTGATATATATCCCATCTTATTTGTCAATTTACTTTTAACATCATTTCTGTGAGTTTTATTAACTTCACCTATTTGATTAATATCATATCTTTCATCTTCAAGATAATTATTATAAATTGTTATTACTGAAGAATCTTTTACTTCAGTTACAGTTATAACTTTATCCCATCTAATTACAATAGGATCATCACCAGGAATATTCATCCAAGTTTTTACCTTTACAATAGAACCCTCTGGTGTTGAAACCATTTTCATGATCACTGGATTTTGTAACATGATAAGAGGATTATCAGTACCTTCTTCAACAGATACTACTGAGAACAGTTCTTCCCCACTAATTAATTTTATTGATGCGTAGAATTCATTATCCATTTTTAAGTGGTACTGTTACTATATCATAAGTGAAGTTTTCTTCATTATAGACTTTTATCCTTTCAATTAAATGATTTAAAGTATAATTTTTTTTGGATTTGTAACTGATATCATCAGCAATGTCGTATAAAGTTGCTCTAGTTTTTTGTTCTCCTTTTCTTAAAACTCTTCCGATTGATTGAAGATTTCTAATTCTAGATTTTGATGGGGAGGCAAAAATAACATTATGTAGATTCTTAATATTGATTCCAGTTGAGAACGTTCCATAAGAAGCAACAATAATAGCATTATTTTGTTGTTCGGTTATTTCACGAACTTTTTCTCTATCTTCTGTAACCACACCACCATGTATAAAAAATACTTGGCGATTTTCAATAATGTTACTATTATTTATTAAATTATATAACGGTTCACCATGTCCTTCTACTCTTGCATAAAGTATTAAAGTATTACCTTTTAAATCAAGAGCAAGATTTTTAATAAAGTTATTTCTACGATTATGAGTAATAATATATTGAACTTCATCTTCAAATATTTCAAATTTTTGTGGTGGGTGTTTCAATAGAAGCACATTGATATCCAGTTTAGCAAGATGCCCTTTCTTCATTAACTCGTCAGTTTTTATGATTTTATAGGAAGGACCAAACAATCCCTCAAGAACCCATTTATGTGTTTGAGTTCCATCAAGTGTGCCAGTAAATCCAAACCTATATTTTGCATCACCAAGTTTTGTCATTATAGATATAAGTGATTTCGATTTAAACTGGTGAGCCTCATCCCCCACCACAACAGAGAATCTCTCAAAATATTTTCGGGGAAGTTTGTAGATTGATTGCCAGGTAGTAATGATGACTTGAGAGTCCGTCTCTCTTTCTTTACCTGCGTATATCTTGTGGCAAAATGAACCAACATCCCATCCATAATCCGCAAAGTCTTTATACATTTGCTCTACTAGCGAAGTCGTCGGAACAACTATCAGAGTATTTTTCCGTTTCTCAACAAAATATCTCACAATCGAATATATCATCAGAGACTTTCCCGATGCAGTTGGGGATATCAACAACTTTCTATTATGTCTTAGAGCGTCGAATACTCCCGTTATTTGATAATCTCTAGGTTTATATTTAGAGATCGCTTTCATATAATCTTTAACTCCTTCCTTTGAAATCATTTTATTGACTTCAAAAGGAAGACCATAATA